TTATTCTCTCTTTGAAAAAGATTTGTCCTAAGACGTCATTGGGACATGGATCGTCAACGAAGACTAGTTTAAACACGTTTCTTAAACTCCTCGTACATGCATGGTCTCTGTTTAAGGTGAAGTTCACCACATGCCGGGCAACGGTAATATCCGGCGGCGTCTAAGACGGTATCCAAGGGCCCAATCTCTTGAAGTTGAACCAGGCGTTCAATGAATGTCTTCAATTGGCCCTCGGGGAGACCAATCTCTTCCTTCCCCTCGGCGAGACTTTCCTCTAGGGCTGGCCATTCTTTCATTGCTGTCTTCAGAAACCTAAGGTCCTCGTCCCGCAAGGATTCTCCTTCGTCAACCTTTTTGATGATCGAATCTATCGCTTTCTTGACGGCATCGACGATCTGCTTTTTCTTCTGTCTTATTTCGTTGGTTTTACGTCCCGACATCGTGGGCATTAGATTCCTCCTTTAATAGTTCTAGTAAGTAACCCATAGAATTGAATATTATTCCATTTAGAGCATCCTTGATACCGTCTCGGCTTTTATAATTCCTATGTTCTAACCAGAGGTCTATAACATGCCGTAAAAGGCTTTTCATATAGGAATCTTTGGGTATCCCTTTTTGCCAATCATCAGTAGACCTAGAAGAACCATCCTCAAGACGAACATGTTTCATCATGTATTCAGCATAACTTTTGAGGACTATTGGATTAATAACTCCTTCGTAGTCTAATTTACCGGCGATGGGATTCCTTACCGCTCCCGTCTTGAATTTCTGAAGCGCCAATTTACTTGTCTTCATAACCTTCACCTAGCAAATCCTTGGGAGTCAACATAATGACCTGCTTCTTTCGAGTCCTATTCAACCAGAGAACAAATGAATGTTCCCAGATGCAACCCATCGAGATAGAAGGATCGTCCGGAACCCCTTGGATGAAAATGTCAATTTTAGATAAAATGGTGAATTCTATTTGAGGGGCGAGACTGTGTTCTCTGGCGCCGTAGTCCTTCATACATTCTCTTGGAGGGCCAAACATGGTGATATCAACGGAGGAATGGGGCACAACGACAAAGATGTTTGGATATTTCTCCATTATTTTTCTGCCGATTGAACACGCCTTTTCCGTCAATTCTTTTGGCTTACTACTGAAAGGAAAACTCAGGTAGGCAATATAGCACTTATTAGGATCAAATTTCAACATTTCTCTTCTTCCCCTTATATTCGCTCGACCGAGGGTTTAACCTCAGTCTCTTCCAGCACCTAGGGCAGGTCGGTCTCCCATTCACCCATCGGATTTCAGATCTAAGGATCCTACCGTCCCGGTGGCACAGAGCATAGTTGAAGTACCTTCCTTTAGACGTCGACAGACCGGACCTGTTGAGGCCCAGTGACCTAGCCTTCTTGTATATGACCTCTTTGCTGACGCTCGGAAAGAGGCCTTTTAACTCGGTCCAACTGACCTTCTCGAACTTGTCCCTCAGGATCTGGATCTGTCTAGGCGTCCACTCCAACCCTGATCAACCCCATTATCTTGTCTATCTTCCCGGTAAGACGCTTCTTAATCCGGGCCCAGTCTATCCTCTTGAGGAACCATTCCGGAATGTCTGAATCCTCTGTTATCGAAATGCCTCCAAGTTCAAAGGTGAAGTTATTCCACGAGCATTCGGAGGGAAAAATGACTTCCTTTTCAAAGAGCGTTGATTGACCGGAGCTAATGTTCAGGTCTTTTAGAATCGGCAATCGCCTAGGTTTATCTCCCTTCTCAAATTCGGTGTTCAAGTATTTGTTTGTGTAAATCGCGGACCTGACGTGAGCCGGCATTTGAAGTTTACCGTTCTTGTCCGGTTTAGGATAATCCTTTAGATTACCAGAAATCTGGAGAGGGTAAGAGACCGTAAGAGGATCCAATGTTCTAGAAGATACTCTTAGGAGCGCATCGTCTCTCACCCTTCCAGTGTCGGGTTTATGCCCGTCTAGAACCATGCGCACGATCTTCTCTATGACCTGTTTCTCCAAGTCACTAGAATCGCTTCTAATGACCTCTAGGCCCTTGAAGTCGTAGTCGACCTTATAACCCTTCTTTTCGTCCCAGAACGATCTTCCCGCGTAATTCTTTTTGGCTATCAAGAGAAACGAGTCATAAATTTTCTTGACGCCTAGACCAGTCGGGGCAGAAGACAAACCATAGGTCTCGACGAAGTACTTGGTTAGACCCTTATTGATCTGGTCCGCTAGAAGTTGCGCCTCTTTAACTGCTTCTTCCTTACTCCTAGCCTTTAGTGGAACGAAACTAGAATCCGTATCTCCATAGATTAAGACGTAACCCAGAGGACCCAGAATCTTAATGATCTCTTCTATTCCTATCCTGCCGAGAATTGCCGTCGCCGCCGAACACTCTTGCCGGTAAAGGCGGAAGGAGGGGTAGTCCATAACTCCGTAGATTGCATTCGTCATCTTTTTGATGTTAAAAACTTTCCGATACCAAGCCTTAATCTTGATCTCGTCTTTAGAGGCAATTGCCTTTTGGTAATACCCTTCGTACTCGTCCCTTTTACGGAAGAAGAAGTCGATTAGTTGGGATAAGAGACTTTTAGGCGACTTGACGAACTTGAAGACGTTGCCCTTGTATTCGATAGTGAAACACGGGCCCTTGTAGTTCTTGTCCCGATAAGTCTCGGGACCAATATTGAACGCCTTAATCAGAGAAGGATATTCCCTTTGGAAGTCGAATTGAACAATGTAGACGTACTCGCCGGGTGTAGGTTCAATCACGACCGCTCCTAAGAAGGAGTCTTTACTCTTCTTAGTCTTGACGGCGGTTCCTAGAGCAATATCCCCGCTTATGAACCGCATTAAGGCGGTGTCAAGGACCCTATAGTTGAGAAGAACCTCATGAAACAAGGCCCCGAATTCCCTTCTCAGGTCGTCGAACATCTCGATCAGGTCGTACTTGTCGTCGAGGGCCTTGAGGATTAAAACGTCGTTAACGTTCCTCTTATACAAGGTTTCAGGGTCGTTGTCCCAAATCCATTGAGTGGGTTTCTTGAGAGGAATCTTATCTATGGCCAATCCTTCCTCTTCAGAAATCGCACCTAAACCGTATGACCTTAGTTCAGCATCAGTGAACCTCTTGAAACCTTTCATCAGGTCGAATAGGATCCTACCCTTAATCCGGTAAGGAAGACGTTTCCAACTGAAACTGCGAAAGGGGCTAAGACTTTTGGGGTCCAAATGATTAACTCGCATTCTATCGGTCCATTTAATTATGTCATACCGATCTAGGTTCCAAGCAGTGAACAGATCTGGATCTAACTCTTCAACCCTCTGCCTAAGGGCGTCCAAGAGGAGGCCCTCGGACTTGAAACCGCAAATGAAATGGTTCTTATAGGCAGTCTTGAAGCCGTAATGGAACCCTTCCTGTCTAGACTTAGGCCACTTGGGATTAACAACGAGGTAGGTGTAAAGGGCGTCAACGTAGTTGTCATAGAAACTCATTATGGGAATGGGATCTCCTTTCTTGGGCCCTGAACTGCACTGTTTCTCCGATAATGCCTCGAAGTCCAACAACCACTTTCTGAGATTGACAGCGAAGTCTATAGGGGTTAAACCGCCGTCCTTGTTAATTCTCACCCCGGACCTAATCCCCTTGTCAATCAAGAACCTAATGGGGAGCATGGTCGGCATTGCAAGGTCAGCCTCATAGGTAAAAACCGGACCGTGCATCGAAGTCTTCCCGTACTTGAGAAGAAATCTAGAAACGTCAACGGATCCTAAACTGTCGGCCAAGACAAGCTTGGTCAATGCCTTCTTACTGAGTGAACGGACAGGAGTACTAGTAAACTCCTTGACGTACTTGACGAAGGAATAACCGAACTGATTCTTAATCTCTTCTAACCGGACGTAATCTTCTTCCAGAATGTACATGTAAGGCCAAAAGATCGTCCGCCACATCCTCTTCTTACCGGTCTCGTCTCGACCGACAAGGACTATAGTAGGTATTTTGTGGCCCTGTTGTTCAACCATCAAGGTTTCAGCGGTGATTATTCCCAGTTTTGTGATCTTATTCCTCTCTAGTATTTCCTAATGACTAAGACTTCTTGTCTTCCGGTCCATTCTTCCTCATTGATTTCTAGAAAATAGGCAAAATGGAAATTTCCGGAGTCAAAGACACCTCCACGATTTATCCGTCCGCAGTATAGACCGCGCCATACTAGGCCTTTTTCTAACCTAGTAATTTGCATTAACAAGGTTCTGACCTTTGATTTGAAAGTGGGGCAATGCCGAATTGAATAAACTGCTTCTCTCATTCTGATCATCTTCCTTTAGATATGATATTATACACGAAATTAGATAGCTAATAAAGGGTGAGGGGATTGGTTAGTCTAACCAACCCTCGATTTCTTTCTCGTCCGCTCCTCCCTCTACAGAGGAACTGTCTTTGGGCGTTGGAACTACGGGGTATATTCCGGTCGCGTTGACTACGACGTCTCCGTCTAGGTACTTCTCTGAATCCGGTGCGTTTTCAGCGGCCTCTTGGTTCTTGTACTTGCTCCTCTTGGTCTTCCCGAACACGTAGACCTCGCTTAGTTCACCGAAGTCGACTGATATCTGTTCCGGTATCAGCACCCGGACTAGCTCGTCTTCGTTGTCGGGGTTCATGAGGCCCATCCATACGGCTCCGAACGGTGTAGGCCTATCGGTATTGATCCAAGCGACTACGCCTTTGACGAATATTCTGCGGTCCCAGGCGTCTTTAAACGCCTCGTGGTGCTTCTCAACGTCCTTAATCGGTGTCCATTGGTCTTCGATCGTTACCGCCTCGTCGTTGAATTCGACCTCGTGTTTACTTAGGGTGTCGTCTATGATCTTTCGAATGTCCCAGTCTTCTTTCAGCGCCTTGAACACGCTCATCGACTCTTCGGCGGAAGAGGATCCTAGTTTGATGTCCTCAGCAATTTCCTCTCGGACGATTGCGGTCACTTGGCACGGGGTGTAAGTCTTGACTTTACTCCATCCTCTGGCTAACCTGTTGTCTGATGTTTGGATAGAACCGTACTTGAAGTTCTTGTCTCCGTTGTGCTTGAAGAAGCCGAATAAAGTGCGGTCTAGGACGTGAAGGTTGGGATCAAGCGGCTTGAGGTGATTAGGATTAATCCTGCCGTAGAGTTTCTCTCTCTGGTCCAGAATATGGTTTTCACCGTCAACCATCTGCGCCTCTTGGGCAGCCTTTATCCCTTTCTTATTGATGAAGGCTTTCACCGTCCTTCTGACCTGATCCGCCTTGTCCCAGATGCCCATGTCGCCGGATATGAAGCCCATGACCGTCACGGTCTCTTTCTTCTTCCTTCCCGGAAGGGGTTTGTCCTTCAGCTTGATCCGGCGGTAGTTGTTCATGACAGCGTTGACGGCTAGACGGCCAACGTTTGCTGTGATGCCGGCGTCAGTCAGATTCTTGTATTCGACGTCCCATTCTCCTAGAATGTCCTCTAGTGTCTTTTTGTTTCCCTTCGCCAGACTGCGTAGACGTTCAACGTCCTCCTCGGAAATGTCTCTAGGTTTATCGGTTACTTCGCCCTTTTTGACTTTTTCATTAACCTTTTTCTTTGGCATTCATTCACCTCCTTTTCTCCACCTTTT